GCAATTTCTCCGCTTAAGTCAGTTTCGTCTTCTGTCTCTATAACTAGGTCTAGATCTACATTTTTCAGCAATGAGAGCATGTTTTCATATGTTTCAGCGTCACAATCTTCAAAAGGTGCTTGAACATATGTGTGATCAGAAAAAGGCAAAACACTCAAACCGTTGTATACACCTCGATTATTCCACATCCACTCTCCAACTGTTTCCCACTCGTCATCTTTGATGGTAATTGTCGCAGAGACATTGTGCGTATTGTTTCCTTTCTTGTGACCTGACTTAATCCATTCGTTTGAAACCTTCTTTACTCTCTCGAGTAAATCAAGGGCGCTCTCGTGGCGCGTTATTGCCCCTTCAGGAGCTTTTTGGGGAACGGATAGGATAGCAGTGTCGTGTGGTCGGAAACGGCAGTCCTCGATCAACTCAGGTAGGTTCTTGGTTAAATATGAGTAGATGGCTTCATTTTTTCCAACACGAAGACGACGAATATAGTAGTCATTGTGCCATGCATGAATGCCGCTTGACGTACCAAGAGTCAAAGAGGTAGTTCCAGCCGGTTTTACACAAGTTTGTCGGGCTGCTTGTTTGATTCCGATTTGCATTGCGACTCGTCGGTTCTCCTTGGAGACCTCAAGAGATGCTTCTGTCATATTCAAATTAAGAACTCCGCCTGATGCAATACCGGTCATAGAAACGCCAATAAGGGCATCTCTTTCCGTTGTGCGTTGCCAGATAGGTCTTAGGTAATGAAAGTCAGTATAGGACGCTTGAAGGGTGCCTATGAAGCTTGCTGCTCGGCTTCGTGCGTTTAAATCGGATTGATCTGCAACATCTGAGACATTAATCTCGACTAAGTTGCAAAATTGGAAAGGTCTTAGTCCAATCTCACAACAAGGGTTGCATCCCCAATCTTTGTCGTTGGAGAAGTAAAATCCGGGCTCTCCGGAACGAGAGTCTTCAACTCGCTTCCACAAACGCTTAAATGTTGGTTCGTCAATTCGATGTCGCATTACAACTACAGAATTGTTGGCTCGTCCACGTTGAGGATTTAGTTCCCACCATGCTCCGGCTTTTGCTCCGAGCATTTCTTCGTCATCAGCCGAGAATAAAGAAATGAGAGCAGCACGGCGAATACCTCCCGCCAGAACAGCATCGGCAATATGACAGATGATGTCATGCACCTCAATAGGAGTGAGTTTGTCACCACTTTCTTTAGCATCTAAAATTCCCTCTACTTTTACCAAACACTCTCTGAGTGGTTGTGGACCCGGCGCTTTTCCGCCGGATGTAACTAGTCTCGCACCCTTTGGACGGATGTCCGAGAAGTCAAATCGTAACCGAGATGTTCCTTTGAAATAAGAATTGACCAAAGCCTTTACAGCGTCGGACCACCCTTCGATTGAATCTCCAATAAGAAATCGCCTTGTTCGTTTGCTCGAAGGCTTGCGAATCTCCGGAAGCTTCTCGACATGATGGTGTTGGACAGAATAGCCGACACCTGTTCCTCCGAGAAGAAGAAACATGATCTCCCCAAACACTCGGGGGTCATCTGCTGGTGCAAATGCGCAATTAAAGATCCTGTTCGGAGAAACCTCGATTGGTTTGCCGCCAAATTGCATACTACGCATTGAAGGTAATACCTTCTTGTCTAATACGAACTTGTAGTTCTCACGAATCTCTTGTTCGAGTTGTGGAAACTTTTTGATGTGCATATCCATATTTCGAGTTACTAACTCGGTCCAATTTTCTCGACGATTCTTATCTTCGAGATATCTTGCGTACTTCATGTGGACAGTTATGTCCGACAAGATCTTTTTTTCTAAATCCATTCCTGTGCTCCTATTTTGCTTTAAGTTGTGAATATTTTTCTTTTAACATTGCCAATGCATCACCAGTTGTTTGCATGCTCTCGGCGTTCTCATCTCGGTCGAGAATTTGGATGGTTACATCAGACCAATCAACAAAGGCGTCGAAGACAAGTCCATCTGGTCCATTTCGATTTTTAGCGACAAATATGCGACCTTTATTTGCCTGCTTGTCTTGCACCGTTCGAGACAGTGAGAAGATGAAGTCAGCCACGAAACACTTGTTGAATGCTTCGGAGATCGCCTCCATCGTAATGACTTCTGCGTTAAGACCACCTCGGTTGGTTTGAGATGCTGTCCAGAATGGAATCTCATAGGTTTGCGCAAGACCACGCAGTCCTTCATAAGTTTCTTCCAATTCGTGACGTTTTTCACCTGAACTCCGTACCGGTCGCAGAAGATCTGCGTAATCTACCAACACCATATCAGGCTCAATTCCTCGCTTTCGCAACTTCTCAATGTGATTTTTGAGAGTTTGGGTTGATGCTGATTTCGTTGGATATTCCTTGATAATTAGAGTGCCCTCCAAATCTTTTACCTTGTCTACGATTTCTTTTTGCCTTACTCTGTGTTCCTGAAGAGGAACGTTGGTAATGCAACAATCAAACCTTTGGCCCACGACGGTATCTTTAAGTTCGAGCGTATAGTAGACAACAGTTTTACCCGCAAGTATCGCTTGAGTAGCCAAGTGCACGAGGACCATAGACTTACCAGCGCCAGTAGGAGCAACGACGACTCCCAACTCGGACTTTCCAAGACCTCCTTTAACAATCTCATCCATTCGAGGCCAACCAGTTGAAGTTGGATCTCGTGAAACCAGTTCAAAACGCTTAAGCAAGTCTTTACGAAAGTCGTGCCCAAAGTTATTGTCGGTTCCAAGAACTAAGGCCTCCTTGATCACTTTCTCGATCTCTTCAAAAGACGATGACTTTAAAAGCTTTGCCGACTGAATCATTGCGCCTTTCAGTACCTGTTTACGACAAAAATCAATCGCTTTATCTTTAATATATTCTGCTTCCTCAACACCATCTGAGGTATGGATGCGAGCATAGAACTCACGTACATCCTTAGCTGTTGCTTTGTCGTGATGATTTAACTCTGTTCTCAATAGAGACATCATGACCTCAGAATTTGGGTGAGTATTGTATTTATCTCGATAGTTTACTAAAGTTTGTGTAAACACTTGTAGATATTTCTTCTCAAAGAAGTTAACATCTAATACTTCCATAATTTGATCGAAAAAAGGTCGATCTTCCAACATAAGTTGGCAAAGTTTCTCCTGAAAGTTTTTTCCGAAGCGGATAAAAGTTTCATTCGTTGATAATTCGTTCATTTGTCCTCCAACAATTTTTGCGTATGTTTAAATATAACCTATTATGGTTCAGTTGTCAAGTATTTTTATCTTTTTATTTTTCGAAAAACTTGTTGTAAGTCATTGAAGTTGAGCCCACCGGCATCATCGTCAAATAACATTTGTGTAAATTTTATTTTATCGAAAGTAGGTTCAAAATCAACTATAGCCTTTTTTATCAATTCTCGATTCATTGCTCGAATATTTGGGTGCTGTAGTTGCATGATTGCATAGTTGTCTTTGATTAGTTTTTCGTTGTTCTCGATATTTTCGTGAATTTTTAACTTCTTACTTTGCATAGCACAGTCTTTGATGATGTCTGCGACTCCATACTCTTCTTTGTGAATAAGGTATGGGAAGCGCTTAGCAATTGTCTTCAGTCCAGCACCCCTTATTCCCGGCAAGTTATCAGACTTATCTCCCTCGATTGCCCTCGCCAAGGCGAAGTTGTTTGGGTGAATCTTAAAGTCATCGATGATACTTTGCTTTGTTACAATCTTCTTCTGGATTGGTCGATAAATCTGAACGTCCTCTCGACACAATTGAAAGAAATCCTTGTCGCTCGAAATGATTGTCTTTTTCCATCCGTCATAACGTGGGTGGTTAATCACCAAAGCGATGATATCATCTGCTTCTGTAAAATCAGCAACCAATTGGATGACAGGCATCTCGTTCAAGTACTCCATGAGCCTTATTTGTTGGTAACCTTTGTTGGCTTCCTCTTTGTCTTCCGGCAAATCTACCATTCTTCGGTTAAATCTGACCGGTTTCCGACCACCTTTGTAGTCCTTGTTCATAGAACGTCGCCTCTGAGAGCCCTCATGGCCATCCCAAGCGATTATAATCTCATCAGCAGCGAAGTCCCTAGCTACCTTCTGAAGGCTCTTTAAAAAGCCTATGGTGCCTCCTACAGGCCACCCTTTTTTATCAAGGTGCGGGCTGATTACATAAGATCTCAAAAACATGTTCAATGCATCAATAATAATAACGT